TAGTTTAAAAGTTATTACTAACGGTGAAAAATTAATCCTAATGGAAAACACAACATTAACAATAACGTCAGATACTGCTACTAGCATTGATGCAATTATTAGCTACGCTGAAATTATTTAAAGGAAAATAAAATGTCAACTAATTATATATTTGGTAATCCTCAAGAAGATCAACTAGGTAACAATACCAAGTATTTTTATGGATTACGCAGAACCGATGCTGGGGATTTGTATATCGCCAAGGTAAATCAACTGAGCAAAACTGACAGTGTGACAATAAACAATGGTGGAACAAGTGATAATAACATGCCTGATTTTCAAGGCGGCGTAGACTTTCACGAAGGTAGAGATGTTAATCATAACCTAGCATATAGCAATTTAAATTACGAACAATTCCGCTGGGATGACAGAAATATTTTTTATTACATTGATGCAGACGGACAATTAGTAGCAAGAATTAACGCAACTTATACGTATCCTACAGGCGTATAAATATAATAATTACACAATTTGAGGTAGATAATGGCCGATTTTAAGATAAACAGAATACGATTTACATGGAAAAATACTTGGACAACAAGTACGTCATACCTTAAGGATGACATTGTTCGATACGGTGGAAAATCCTATGTATGTCTAGTTACACATAGTTCATCGGCAAATTTTTATACAGATTTTTATGCAGTTGATCAATACAACACAGCTAATCCAAGTTGGGTATTATGGTTTGACGGCTATGAGTGGACAGGTGCATGGCAAGCTAGCACTTTTTATCAGATCGGTGATATCGTGCAGTACGGTAGCATCATTTATCTTTGTACTAATTCACATACTAGCGCAACTCTAGTTCCAACAAGCAAGACATTAACATTGAGTACCATTACAGGTACAGGATCTGTCGCTACGGCATCATTTATTGATCAGGGATTAGCACCATACAAGGTTGGCGGAACAGTAACAGTAGCTGGAGTATCACTAGTAGGATTCAATGGAACATTTGTTGTAACAGCAAGTAGTAATACAAATGTAACTTATAGTAGCTCAGTAGTCAGCGCACCGGGTGGAACATTTGCCCTTACAACAGATTTTGACAGTAACAACTCACACGGACTTGGGCAAGTAGTCTACGGTACAGATAATACCGGAACATACTATGGTTTAGTTATTAGTAGCCCAAGCGCAACATTGCTAAATGTTTTAAACACACAACCAATCGGCAGAACATTTACTGCAACAATCACTTCTAGAAATAAATCTACTGGAGTTGTCGCAACCCTAGCATATACATTTACTAAACGTGCCGCCATTCAAAGCTACACGATTTCCGGCGGTACTGGTTATCTAATCCCTACAGATTTAATCGCAAGTCCAGAAAACTGGAATACAATTGCTGATTTTGCCGGATCTGCATATACAGTTAATGCTGAATACGTTTCAGTAACATTCACTCCAGTAACCCCAGTGACTACCGCTACCATTGCTGGTCTAGCACAGAGTGGACTTGAAGCTAATCAATCATCATGGGCAAGCTATGCAGTCGGTGATGACTGGGTTAAAGATTGGACAGTATCTACACGATTTAGAAAAAATGATATTGTTAGATACGGTGCAACTATATATCGTTGTAATAACGGTCATACTAGTAGCACTACAATTACTCTAGGTCTAGAAGCTGATCAAAGCAAGTGGGATGCTATTACATATAGCAGTGAATGGAAAACTGATTGGGCAGTTAACACACGTTATAAAGTGGGTGATGTTGCTCGATACGGTGGAATTGTTTACAAGTGTATAACCAGTCATACAAGTCCTGCAACACTAGTAGCAACATCAAGCGTTGATCAAAATAGTTCAGCAACTGCACTGGCACTTGGTGCAAATCGTGTACCTGAATCAGCCGCGTGGACATTTGCCAGCGGCACAATCAATTTACAATCATCCGGATTACCATATCATAGTTACGGAAATCCAGCCGCCGTTTATGCACCATATGCACAGAATTATAATAGAACATGGAGCCTGCGCGGCGGAACAAACGTAGCCGCAGGATCAGCTGTATCTCGTGGTACTAGCGTTATCGGTTATTGGCTTAACGGTGTTGCAATTTTTAGCCCATCATCAAACAATACTCCAACAGGCAAAACATCTTACTTGCCCAACTGGCATTATAATATTTCGTACAGAGCTGAACAAACATACGGTTACACACTCGGTGAAGACTTATCAGGCGGTGTTGCAGAATCAAATGGACAATATCACTATGTTGATTTTAGCTTCCAGGATAATTGGTTGACTGGCTCAGGACATGTTACCGGTTCAACAACCGCAACAGGTATTGCCGATGCAAGTTTAATTCCTTACATCGACAGCACATTAACATTCCCAGACGGCCATAGTAAAATTGTTGGCTGGGCATTAGATGGCTATCCGATCTATGGCCCATACGGATACGGAACTGCAATGAGTTCTGGTTCTCTTGTTAGAAGAATGACCAGCGGATACTCTATCAATGGCTCTAGAACAACTAATGGTACAACCCCACCGGTCAACGGAACATATCCGTTAGGTATGTTCGTTGAAGATTATTCTTACGTAGGTGGTCAGGATTTAGATAGTAAAAACGGTCGTTACTGTGTTACTCCAGATTATCCAAACGGTACATATGCTTATTTTACAGCAGTTGACCCAACGCTGAATCCAACATATCCTTATGTTGTTGGAAATACATTTTACGGTGATGCTACAACAGTAACCAACGGTGGTGGCATCGCAATCAGTCCACTGCTAGGTAGCTCATTAGGTCTAGAAACTGATCAAAGCAAGTGGACTACTGTACATAGCGGTTTAGAAAATCGCGGAGTATGGAATAACTATACTAGATATAAACTTAACGATGTTGTTAGATATGGCCCAGATTTATATATTTGCACAACGTACCACACCTCTACTAATGTTATAGATACCGGATCATTTACAATATATGTTCCAGGGATGGAATATGCAAATACTTGGTCTATTACAGAATCATATGCACTAGGAGATGTAGTAACCTATGGCGGATATCAATATGTTAGCAAATTAACAAACAATGTAGGACAAACACCGTCAACTAGTTCAGCTTCATGGGATTTGCTACAAACAAATTATAATATTCGCGGAGACTGGAGTGTAAGTACGACATACTTAGTTGGAGATACCGTAAGAAGAAGCGGTTACTTATATGTTTGCATCCAAGATAATATTGGACAGGAAACTACAACAACGGCATATTGGACACTAGTTGTGCCAGGCATGCAATGGAAAGGTCCGTGGGTTACTAGCACTACTTACTTGCCAGGCGATGTTGCAACATTTTATACAACAGCATATAGCTGTCTAATAAAACACGCCGCTGGCTCTACTACAACTCCGTACCTAGATCCAACAGCATCACTACTATCTATAACATCTGTAAGCGGAACTGGATCAGCAGTTACATTTAGTTTCACACCACAAACACTCACCCCGTTTCCTGTAGGAACATCAATTACTATTGCTAGCTCAAACCCTAGTTCATATAACGGAACATATGAAGTAATAATTGCATCAGTATCGCAGGTAACAGTTACTAGTACTAATGTTGACACATATGTGAGCAGTGCCACGATCCGCACATCAAACCACTGGACAAAGTATTCTCAAGGAGACAATTGGTTAACCTTACAGAATAAAGGCGATCTACAAGTTTATAACAACGGTGCAAATACCCCTCTTGCAGTCGGCGCCAACGGAACAACCTTAAAAGTTGATAGATCAACTTCATTACCGGCAGTATATTGGGGAAATTTTGGTGCAATTCCAAGCGTATACTATGTAAGTACTAATGGAACTGATGCTCCAGGATACGGACTATCATTAAATGCACCCTACGCCACTGTCAAATATGCATGTGCCAACATAACTGGACCTGCATCAATCTTTATTAAAACAGGTCTTTATAGTGAACAACTGCCAATTTCAATTCCAGCAGGCGTTGCACTAGTCGGCGATGAACTTCGCGGCACAACTATCCAACCTTACGCAACTATTAATCAAACGGCAACTGCAAGTTATAAAACAGTAACAGGAACAATTACGAACGTTGTAACTCCAAATCAAATTTATATAAGCACTAGTGGATCAGTAGCAGAGTTAGCAGTCGGCGCACAAGTTGTAATAACTGGTGGCGCACTGGTTACCAGTAATTTACCTGCAGGAACATATTACATTACTGCTATTAGTACACTTGCAGGAAATTATATAACAGTTAGTGCAACCGCCGGTGGCGCTACTATAACAAATTTAATAACTAATGCTACTCCTACCGGCATGTCATTCTCAGCTGGTAACAACTCAATCGCAGTAACAACAACTGCTAACATGAGAAATGGCACTCCTGTTAGATTTACTAGCGCAAGTATTGTGGTAGCAACATTAAGCACATCATCAACTAGCGGAGTAGTAACAATATCGAGCAATGTAGGAATACAACCTGGTCAATCAATTGTATTTTTTGGAACAGCAATTGGTAATTTAGTTGCAGGAACAACATACTATGTGCGTGAAGTACTTTCTGGAATTACAATAACACTGTCAACAACCCCAGATATTCTTAATGTTATGACACAGGTGGATGCAACTGGAGCAATGACAGCTAATATTGGAAATTTTGCAGGATTATATTCTGATAGATTATATTATGTGATCGGCAACACATTGACACCAACACAATTTAGCGTGTCAGCAACATTAGGCAGCATTACTCCAGTAACTTTAACAAATACTACACTACAATCACAAGCAGTATACGGCGGTGATGTACTAAGTGATATGTTCTATGTTCGCAATGCTTGCGGAATTAGAAATATGACCTTGAGAGGATTAAATGGTGCATTGACTCAACAAAATCTTTACGCAACACGTCGCCCATTAGCCGGAGCATATGTTAGTTTAGATCCAGGAACAGGCACATCAGATTCAACTGTACAAATTTCTTCTAAGTCTCCCTACATACAAAACGTAACAACATTTGGTTTTGGATGTACCGGACTAAAAATCGACGGAACATTACACGGTTCTGGAAACAAATCTATTGTATCCAACGACTTTACACAAGTAATAAGTGATGGTATTGGTATTTGGTGTACCGGCCCAGGCGCCTTGACAGAAGCAGTGTCGGTATTCTCATACTATGCACATATTGGATATTTGGCAGAAAATGGCGGACGAATCCGTGCTACTAATGGCAACACCTCTTACGGTAGTTATGGATGTGTTGCAGAAGGATTTGATCCTACAGAAACCGCATTAACCGCAACAGTTAATAACAGAAATCAAGGAGCGCAAGTAGCTTCTGTGTTTATTGGCGAAGCTACTAATAAAATTCTTGCTCTTGAATATAGTAATGCAGGACAGGCATATACTTCTGCAACATATGCATTCAACGGCGCTGGACAATATGCAGTAGCGGTAGGCGACGAATATAGGGATGGCGGCGCATATGAAGTTAGGATTTTAGGTACTGACTTTGGCGCTGGAGGCGCTGGATATAATAGCATAAGCAACAATGCACAAGGCGGAGACAATACTACTATAGTGATTGCAGCCAGTGATATCAATTCGTTATCAGTATATCGCGGTATGCGAGTGTTAATTACATCAGGAACTGGAGTAGGGCAGTACGGTTATGTAGTCACTTACGATAATGGTGCTACAAAAACAATAGCAGTAGCAAAAGAATCATTTAGTCCTATCACCGCAACAACAGTTACAAGAACGACTGCAACAACAACCGGAAGTTATATATTTGACAATACTCTAGTAGTAGGCACACTAGCATCTGGAACATTATCGGTAGGACAAATTATTAGTGGAAGTAACGTGAATGCCGGCACTTATATTACTGCAAATCTAGGCGGTACCGGCAGCTCATCAACCTGGTCAGTTAGCAATAGTCACACACCTGTTAATACAACTGTGATTGTAAGCGGTGGTACTGTGGTTAATATTGCAGGTACAATTAGTGGTACAACACTAAACGTAACTTCTAACAACGGTACACTTTTAGCTAATATGGTATTAGTAGGAGGAACAGTAACAGCTGGAACTTATATTGTTTCTAACTTAACCGGAACAGCAACAAGCGCAATCAGCTCATGGACGGTGAGTACTAGCCAAACAGCTACCGGTATTACAACAGCAAACGAAAAATCAGTTGTCCTCCAAGATACTACTGGAGTTACTGCCGGCCAGCTGATAACTGGTTCGGGAATTACAGGCGGAACAACTGTAAGTGCTGTTAATCTTATTACAAAAACAGTTACGTTGACTAGCGTCTTCACGCAAACTGCTACAGGAATTTATAGTTTCTATGCCGCTCCTACTGCTATCAATGCCGCATTAAATTCTATAACAACAAATTTACAAACAAGTCTCTATGCTGATCAACCGATCCAGTTTATTCCTATCGAACAGACCACTACAACAGTTTCAACTTCACATAGCACAGCCAATATGTTAGCATCATCTATTAATGGTACTGGAGTATTAACTGTTGGAACAGTATCAGGAACCATTGAAGTTGGCATGTGTCTAACTGGAGGTAGTATAGTTAATGGCACTACGTTTATTACAAGTAATATTTCTGGCGCAGGCGCTGGCAGCCAATGGCAAACTAATACAACTACTGTACAAGCTAGTGCAACTATCACAGGAACGAAAGATATTATCACACTGCAATCTACTGCAAGCATGTGGGTAGGCCAGCAAATCGTATTTTCAGGAAGTATAATCTATGGCGGACTGTTGGGAAATCAGACTTATTACATTACAAACATTTTAGGAAATGGTGTTACGGTCAGTCTAGCTGCCGCAGGTGCCAACCAAACAGTTGTATCGGTATTATCAGCTGTGATGACTGCAAAAACCACTGGAATATATGGAGGCTTATCAACAGGTACTACATATTATGTAATGCAGGCTAATCTTACCCCAACGTCATTCACTGTCACTGCAACACCTAGCGGAACTGTTCCTGTAACATTAACAGCATATAGCGGAACAGGTACTATGAATATTATAGAAATGGGCTGGAATAATATTGTTTCCGGAACACCAGCGGCAGTGGCCTTGGATTCAACTACTGTTTACAGTATTGAATCAAGAGTGCAGTTTACAACACCGACTGCTAGTTCTGTTTCGAGCGGAATTGTAGCACCAAGCGGATCATGGATTGGATCAGCATTCGGTGCTGGTACGTATGTTGCTGTTGATAGTGGAGCATCTGGTGGAATATATAGAAGTGCTACTGGAAACAGCTGGGTCTCTTCTTCGGGATTTCCTGCAATAGCATACTCCGATGTTACATACGGTGCATTGGGATTTTTAGCAGTATCGAGTGCAAGTTATACCGCCGCAGTTAGCACTGACGGCGTTTCGTGGTCATCAACATCGATGGTAAACACTGCCACATCTTGGTCGGGTTGCACATACGGCAATAGTACATATTTTGCAGTAGCAAGTAATACAAATATTGCTACAAAGTCTACTGATCTTGGCACTTGGCCTCAATTAACATTGCCTGCGGTAGCTAACTGGACTGATATTGCATATGGAAATGCTGGATACCAGGCAATTACTGCAAACGGTGTACTGGTGGCAATTTCAAGCGGTGCAACATATGCCGCAGTGTCACCGTCAAATGTTACCACAACTGGTTCAATAGCTAGTACTACAGGTACTATTGGTGCTGTTACTGGAGCAGGTACTAGCGGCAGTCCATGGGTCGCAACTATAACAGGCGTAAGTGCCACTACTGGTATCGTTAATGGTAGCCCAATTCGTGCAACTAACGGGTCAGGAAACTTGTTTGGCGGAACTCCTACTAGCTGTACTGTACAAAGTTTCGTAGCAGGTACTAGTATTACGTTTGCGGTTGTAGGCGGCTCAACTCCTATTGCTGGTACCGTAACAAATATTATTGTATCTGGTTCAGGAGCAGTATATACTGTAACTAGAACAGGAACAACATATAGCTTGTTGCACTCATCTCCAGGAGCTAATTATACAGTTGGGGATAAACTTACTATCTTAGGAACAAGCCTAGGTGGAACTACACCTGCAAACGATATATCAATTCGAGTACTAGCAGTGTCTACCGGTGCAATTTCTACAATTAGCTTTACCGGAACGGCAACTGCTCCAACTTGTGCATCGAGTATAGATATGGGATCTTCATGGACTGCTTCAACTCTCCCAGCGCACTCAGCTGCCTGGGGTAAGATAGTATACGGTAATGGAAGATTTGTAGTGGTGGGGAAAAATACAAACAAGTCAGCATATTCATTCGACGGTATCACTTGGTATACTGGCAATTTACCACAGTCAGGAGACTGGAATGCAGTAGCGTACGGTGCCGGACAATTCGTTGCTGTTGGTGGAACAGGTACACTTGTTGCTTCGAGTCCAAACGGACTAGATTGGAAAGCAGTATCAGTAGCCGGCAGTGCTAATAGAACAACAGTATCCTGGGGTAACTTATCAAATACTGCCGGCTGGATAATTGCAAGCGATAGCAATATTTCTAACTATGTAATTACTGGAACACAAGCAGTTGGCCGTGTAGCCATAGCATCGGGCAAAATAGGCACAGTTAAAATATGGGAGCCCGGCTCAAATTATCAAATTAACAATTATGTTACGTCGTTTGCCGGGCAGATCGCAAATACCACATTATCAGTAACTGGAGTAAATGAAGGATCTACCCTTCCGCTACCATTACAAATAGGTCAGACGATATACGGAAGTACTGGATTAATTTCCCCGACTATTACTCAAGTAAATACAGTGTCATTTACTGGCAGCATATCTAATTATACATTATATGTGTTGTCAGTTCCGGTAACTCCGCTAACTGTTGGCCTTGTACTAACCGGCACCAACATATCATCTGGAACTATATTATCTTCAATATCTTCAGTATCGTTCACAGGAACTGTCGGCGGCGCAGGCCTTACAACATTAACTTACAACAGTGGTACGATCCCCACAGTGGGAATGATGGTATCAGGAACTGGTATCACTACCGGCACCTATATAGCAAGCGGAACAAGTCCAACATTCACATTGAGTCAGGCAGCTACTAGCGGAAGTAAGAGTATAACTGGTACATTATATACTGTAAATCAATTCCAGACTGTGTCTAGTACAACAATACTAGGAACTAGTTATACTATAAGTACACCACTAGCAGTTAGTCAAACTAACATGCAAGCAGTTAGTCTAGGATCGGTAGCAGTTAATATTATAGACCCAAACATTACTACACCAATGTATTCTACTGTTCGAGTAGGACTAGGAGTATTGGGTCAGCCTTCATTTGCTAATCGAGGCTCTGGATATAGAACATCAACAACAACAGTGACAATCGCCGGTACTGGTTATGCAGACATATTCCAATCAGGAAAATATCTATCAGTAACTGGGTTAGCGTCAACTCCAACGCCAGGGGCCGCGCTAAATATTTCAGGTGATCCTATACAATATCGAGTGGTTGTTATTACTAATCTTGGAAGTACTAAGTATTTGTTCCAGATATCACCTTCGCTGACAATATTAAAAGCCCCAGCCAACGGTATCGGAGTTACAGTCAGACAACGATATAGTCAATGCCGTATTACAGGACATGACTTCTTGCTCATCGGAACTGGCAATGCTACTACTACTAATTACCCGTACACTGATGTATCGACTGCATTAAATTATCGACAGATTACCGAAAGTGCCGGCGGAAGAGTATTCCAAACAAGTACCGACCAAGACGGTAATTTCTTAGTTGGTAATTTGTTCGGAGTACAACAGGCATCGGGTATTGTTACAATTAGTGCAGATCAATTTAGTTTACAGGGATTGCAAAGTTTAACAATTGGCGGATTGAGTGTTGGACCTAATGCAATTGTTATCGAGCAATTTAGTACAGATAGTTACTTTACTGCAAATAGTGATAAAATCATACCGACACAGCGAGCAATTA